TACCGCTGAGCGACCGCTGAGCGAGGAAAACAAGGGTGACTCGATACTACATACCCCCCTATTTTTCAATATATTACAACTTATGGTTGTCATATACCCAATGCCTTTATTATTGATTCTTCACTCGTAGGTAATGGTTTACCGCTTTTTAACCAATCTACCATTTGTTCCATGTAAAATGCTTCGTCTTCTTTACCTTCTTCTTTAAGTAATTTGGCAGCAGTCTTAAAAAACTTATAGACTTGCATATCGCCATTTCTATCTAATTTCTTTTCTACTTTACCTGGTCTTTGATTGCTCATTCTTAAATATACTCCTGTCATTTATACCTGTACTCATTTCACCTAACTTATCGTCTCTACAAGCATAGATCAAAACCTTTTTACCACTATGATATAATTCTTTCCATTTGTTTATTGCTTCTCTATATGTCTTAACATAATGTCTATGCCAATCTGATCTGCCTTTATATTCATTGATTTTAAAATACTCAATCTTTTCAAGCACAAATTCTTCTCTGCTGTTTCTTAAAGCTTTAGGTCCCCAAGGCATTACTGTGTTGCACTCCCCCATAATATTAATAGTAACATACCTGGTACCACAATAGACATAGGCCAAAACTCTAATAGTTCTTTCCAACCCAACTTTTCAGCCTTCTTTTGTTTATTAATATCTCTCTTAACTTCTTTCATCAAGTTGTTAATAGGTTCACCTTTACAAAAACTAGGAAAACCAAGGTCTTCGCACATTTTTACTTGATTATAAACCTGTGACAATGTTTTTTTATTTACAGTAATAGTAACTGTCTTCACTTAACACTCCTTTTTAAATCGTCTCTGTTATTTACAAAAACTCTGATCAACCTTGACACATCAACAGACTCTTCTTTTAATGTCTTTGGATTAGTAAATATGACTCTACAGTTATTTACTTTCATTTGTTCATATTCTTTATCATCTACAACAACTGCGTCATCTGTATGTTTACGCCAATCGTGTGATGAATAATCTGATAATGCCATTACTTACCTCTTTGACTTTCTGCTTCTAAATTTAAAGAAACATCAATATCTGATTCTTCTTTCTCTGACAGACCAGTTACACCCATAGGTTCTTCTTGTTTAGATTCTACAACTTGAAGTTTCTCGTCTTCATCTGCATAAGTATCAATATGAATATCTTCCGCCTCTATTGCTTCTTCTAAAGTTTGATTGTAAATATCAGTATCGTATTTTACTTTACCAATAAATTTTGTATTTTCACAATCTGTATAGTTGGCGTCTACCACATATGTTTCAACACCCTCGTTGGTGTCTGTTATATCTTTACCAATCTTACTATGGTTTATACCACCATGATCTGTAAACTTGGTATCTGCCTCGTCTTTATCTTTTGCCAATACATCTTGTTCAACTTTAAGTGTATAGTATGTTGTCTTTCTATATAGGTTTTTACCTACATCATTTTTAAACGTATAAACGTCTGTTTCTACTTTACTCATTAGTGTCCTCCTTATTATTATCTTCACTACTCATTAATAAAACTACATAGTGAATTGCTTTAAGTAAATCTTTTCTATTCTTACCATTCTTTTTACCATATCTTGCAAGATACTTAATCGCATTGGCTTGACAGAAGTCTTTATCAATACCAAGGTGTCTTAACATATCTTGTACTTGGAAACCATCTTTGGTTGTACTATAATGTTCTGTGTATGTACCAGATATATAATCTGATATTTCTTTTATAATTTTTTCTTCGTTATATTTCATTAGTTACATTTCTCACCGTTATAAGAGTAAACTTTACTCTTTGTTAATTTAGGATTAAAATCTTTTCTTAAACTTGTTCTGTCATACTGCTGACCATAGTCATGCCACATATGTAATTTTTCTACCTTATACTCATCTTTACCCATTACATCACCAAATACATCAGCATAAGAAGTGTAATATTCTTTTTCCATAACTATATCAATATTAGTTACGTTTTCAAAATTCTTTGCTGTCTCTTTATAGTTCCAATCACAATGTTTTAACATCTTCATTTTAAAATCTTTATTAGAAAATTTATTAAGATACTTCATAGGTACATTTCTGTATATAGTTTCATATAGATTAAATGTTTCACACTCGTTCTCTGGGTCTCTATACTCTCTTAAATAACAAACGTTAAATGTTGACACTATGCAGCCTCCATATCAATTACTTCATCAATATTATCTTCGTCAATATTAATAAGGTTCAAATTATCTAATTTCATTATTTCAACTTTTGCGTTATCTTTAGTTATAACATTATTTTTTACTTTTGTCAATACGTCATCAACTTTTTTTTCTACTTCATCTGTGTAGTATTGTTTAACTTTACTCATATGTGTGTACTCCTTTTTGTTTATTCATACTATTATAATATCAGGATTAACATATAAGTCAAGGCCTAATTTGCCCTTATTTTACAAGGGTTTTTGAGTAGATGTTCTTATTTTGTTCTTATTTTAGACACATTTATGTCTATTTCCAAAGGGATTTGACCCATTCTTGCGTAGATTCGGCAGGGTTTGGACTACCGTGAAATACACAAACCTTGGCATTCGGGTCTTGTTCGTATGTCATTTTGGTTGTGTGGTATCTCTCACCCTTACGATTCAACCATTTATATGATTGTGTCCACTCGTCAGGAAATGATATAGTATTTTCGTGTTTCTTTATTAGTGATGATATGATCTCTTGGTCACCATGCATATTATTAAACTCTGTTCTTCTCTTTATATATTGTTCCCATATTATATTATGATATTGATTATTAAATCTCATAATACTAGAATTGAAATTACCAGTTGTAGGATTAAAGTCATTCATACCTACAAAGTTTTTACTCTTACCAATTGTAGCAAAACAATCTATATTCTTCATAATTACCACATCTAAATCCATATATAAAGTATCACCTTCTAGCTGACTTTGTGTACTAAAAAGTTGTAGTTTATTAAACCAGCCATTAAAATCATGTCTCTTAAATGGTTTAAATTCTATGTTAGTATTCTTAAATTCTTTTCTTTTGTGTATAACTGTATTGTCAGTAAAACAAATAAATCTATGTGGTATAGTTAAGTTTCTTTCAACCATACTATGTAAGTTTCTTACATATGGGAAAGTATATTTGTCGCCATAATATACACAAGCAAAATTAAGCATTTAATACCTCATATGCTAAACCATCTTCTATCTCTTGTAAAGTAAATTGATTGTTTGCAACACTTCTTAACCACATAATCATGTCTTCTCTCGCTGGCATTGTACGTTCATTTATACCTGCTAGAGGACCTGACACCTTATGGCAAACATTATTACTATGTGTAACCACAGGCACTTTATTTAACACAGCGTCTACCGCAGCCAAACTCATATTAGTCACTAGCGCATAACAATCTTTTAGTTCGTCTTTTATATCTGTACCCCACCATTCATTATTTGGTCTTGGTTTGTTTCTCATTCTTATAAGTCTATCTGAATAACATCTTATTTCTTCACCAGCTTGTTTTATCCAGTCTTCTTGCGATAACCTATGTGTGTATATACAAACAGTCTGTGATGATGGCGCTAGTAATATATGATTACACTCTCCAGTATTCCAGCCTTTAAATTCTGCGTCTATGCCTTGTTGTAATAATTTTGTATGACGTGACCCATCACCAGGTTTACCATTAGTCATATGCATATTACCTTTGACTATTCTAAAGTATGTTTTATCGTAATTGTTTATAATAGGTGTAGGGTATCTAGTAATTTGTTCTGTGATATAACCCACATCTATATACCACCATTCATCACCATCACGTTTTACTTCTTCTATTTCTTTTAGATTGTTAGAGCCAAGACCCCAAAAAAAATGTATCTTTTCTTTTCTATCTTTCCAACCTTTTTTAATAGCTGGAAATAATTGATTAGATAAACATTGTTGCCACGATATGTCGTGTGTTATAATCATAAAGTAAATAAAAAATCACCATCGGTTATTTCTGGTATCTTTGTGGCTTCAATACCTTCTTCTATTGTTCTTACTGGTTTCAAACCTTGACCTTTGTGATTATAAAAACATCTATAATCTCTAACAAAGAAAAATTCAAATGTTGTTGATACTGGATACTTGTTAAACTTGTCGTAAATCTCAACCATACAAGTTGGTTTATATTCTAATATTGTATTTACTGCGCCATTTAAAACATCTAACTCAACACCTTCTACATCTATTTTCATAAAACCTACATCATTTAACTTCATGCTATCTATTGTTACCACATCTACTTCTATCTTTTGACCATCTACCAAATTTTGAAAACTAGAATTAGACAATCTTTTGTCATCTACATAAAAACCAGATACACCTTCATAGTCACTAACAGCTATGTTATGTGTTATGACGTTATTGTGTTTTTCTTTGATTTTTTCTAATTGTTCAAACACAGGTGGCACTGCTTCAAAACATATAACATTTTTAGAGTGTTCAGCAAAATGACTAGCATACATACCAGTCGCCGCACCTATGTCCAATGTGTTTTTAAATTTATTAAGATAGGGTGTGGTTTGACCTATCATAAAATCTTTTAAATGTAAATCTAATATTTGTTGTTTAAATACTCTTTTACTTAATACATTATCACTTAATTTTAAGTTGCCCATGGTGTGTATCCTTGTGCTTTTGCTTCTAGGTCGTCTTCACCCTTTAGTTGTTTTACTTCAGGTACATAATGTTTTAACATTTTTTCTATTCCTTCGTGTAAAGTTTGTTTACTCATGGCACAACCAGAACAAGCTCCTGCCATTTGTAAAGTGACCACACCCTCATCATAAGATAAAAAGTTAATCATACCACCATGCATTGCCACATTATCTTTGACATTTTTTTCTAATACAGATTTTATATCTTTTATTATTTCTTCGTTTGTTCTCATTTCATTAATATTTGTAAAGCAACTCTAGTTCCTTTTTTACAAATACCTCCTCTATGCATACCAGCTGGATCAAAGATACATAAATTACCTTTGTCACTAGTAAATGGTTTTTCTTTTTCTAATATCATTTCTTGTTGTTCAGAGCCATCTAATAATAATCTACCAAAGTTATGTGATACCCTACATTGTTTAGGAAATTGAAATACCGCAGCTCTGGATTGTGGTGTGTGACAATAACTACCTGTTGATATAGCTCTACCAAATATATTTTGTAGATCATCATATATCCATCTATTAGATTTTTCTACATAACTAAATGGTCCATCATCAATTGTAATATCATTTAAATACATCATGGCTTTCATTACGTTTTCTTTTGGGTCAATGTGTAAATTAGTTGTCTTTGTCACAGTCTTACAATCATATAGAAATTGTTTGTAGTTTTCATCTGTTGGTTTAGCAATATGTAATACTACATTCTTTACTTGTAGTTGATTAAACTTGTTATACTTTGTTGCCGCTTGTAATATACCATGTGATTGAAACATATCGTTTACAAGTTTAATTATATCTGGACCTAATTGTTTTGCTCTATCAAATTGACCTGGTGGTGGTCGCCAGTCTGGTAATACAATTAAGTTTTTAATCTCTTGGTCTATTTTGTTTCTTAATTCAAACGCATCTACATTTAAATACGATATACCATTTTCAAATAAATCTTCATATATCTTATTACTAGGTAAATTACTTTCTGTTTTATTATCTTCAAATTTATTATAAAACTGAAACATAGCATTTAATTTAGTAATTAGTTTTGTATCAGGTGTTTTCATATACCACTGATAACCTCTCTCAAATGTATGTAGATCACCTTTCTGTATTCCCTCTTTCATCACAGACAAATATTCTTCATTGCCATTACCTGTATATTTTTTTTCGTGAGCAATATCTGGAAAGTCAGCGATGTCAGGAAAAACAAAACCGTGATCGTATATTGGATTATCAAATCGCATGGTAATTAAACTCCTCACATAGTTTCTTTTCTGCTTTTGTAATTAACGATTTAGCTTGATCGTAACTCATACTCTCAACAAGTGATACAGGAATATTTTTATTTCTATCGTTTGCACCGTGAACATAAATGTTTTTTCTAATACCTTCTTCATCAAAGTCTTCACCATTTTGTTTAAGTATATTAATTAAACTATTTGGTAAGTCTTCCATTTTACCTATAATAGGGTTTTTATATTTACCTAAGTAATGCATATAATAATCATACACATAATTTTCACCACTTAAAACATTCTCAATAAACTTGTTGTAAACTTTTGATTTACATTCTTGCTCCATACGTATATCTGGATGCCAGTTCCAATCACTACCATGTGCTTTCTTTTTACTTCTATGTGTCCAAAGACTATGAATAAATGTTGCAGGGTGTCTTACAAAACCAAAGACTTGTTTATGTGTATTAGGTGTGGCATGACTTTCGTAAATATCATCACCAATAACTCTGGCGCCAGATACATACTTCTTAATCATTTGTTTAACTGTTCTACCACCACACTTTGGTACGTGTACAAACATTGAATTTTTAAGTTCTATTGCCATTTAATAACCTTTCATGTACTTTACCACTATTTATTTCTTCTAATGTCCATTGTGTATATGCACAATTGTATAACCATTGAGCTCTTTTAAAGTCACATCTTATCACATCTTCCTTTAGTATGTCAAGTGTGTGGTAAGATACTGGCCAAGAAAAACTTGATTCATCTAAATTTACTACCGGTATTCCCTCACATATTGCCTCTGTCGCAGCATTACTAGAAAAGGTAACACACGCCCAGGCATTTTCTAAATCTTTATATAATGAACCACCACTATTAGCTATATTCCAACCATCATACTCATTACTAATCTCATCAGCAACTAAAGATAATTTGTCTAAATTAAATCTACTTTGAAACCTAGGGTGTAATCTTACTTTTACTTTTTTGTTTGTAATTCTTTTAATCTCTTTTATATTTTTTTCTATCCATAAATCATATTGTTCACCTCTTTCATATAAAGGATTTAAACTAGTGTCTATTGGATTTTGTAACAAAAATAATATGTACTTATCATTTGAATATACATCTTTACGCCATGGTTTAATTTCTATATCTTGTTCTTTCTTAATTTTTTCCCATCTATCTGCTGGACTATTCTCATTATTAAATACACCTTTATTGTAAGTAAAACAATTTAAACCTACTTTGTAATAATAAGTTTTTGGTTTATTGAAATCTAAATTTTTTCTAAAGGTAGCCTGTTCTAAAACTATTCTAGGTTTACCTGTATTATCCATAAAGTCATGTTGTATTTTCATATTGTTTTTATGAAACCCTAAAATATTTGTTTGTATAAACGCATCAACATTTTTCATATCTAAAGACTTTGCCTCATTCCATGTGACTAATTTAAAGTCTTTATGAGTAGGAAATATCCAACCCATTTCTAATCTAAAACTACCTTCTATACCTATAATCATTTTAAGAATACCATACCAGCTCTTTTAAAAAAGTTCTTTCTCATTTCAGATAAACTCTTAAATTCGTTTGTTAGTTCTTCGTTGTATCTTAAACCATAGTTCTTAAACACATCTATCCAATAACTTTCTTCTCTACAATTAACATGATGATGACCTGGCCAACCTGGAGGCGCCGCAGTGACTACAGCCATTTTACCTAGTTCAAATAATGGCATATAGTTTGGTATGTATTTTTCTTCAACGTGTTCTAAAAATTCTGTACACCATACTAGATCAAAGGTCTTATCTATTGTAGCTTCTCCTAGTGTAAAATCGTGCACTAATGAATAATTAGTATTCTTTATAACATTTACATCACCATCTACACCATACCAGTCAATACCCATATCATTGGCGATCTGTCTCATACCACCAGGTCCACAACCAATATCTAACATAGATGTTGTATTAAATCTATCTTGTATATATTTTAATAAAGGTTCATCTGTGTTTGTTCTATTAAGATGTCCTCCTAAATGTTCAGGCATCTTGTTCATTTAAATACCTTTCTGCGTAACCACTTTGTATCTCATCAGCATAGAATTGATGATTAGCTAAATTACATAACCATTCATGTCTGTTGTCTGGATATATTGGCGTTTCTATTTTACTTAAATCTGTTTGTGACATTGGTATTGATGCCGAATACTTATCTGTAATAGTAAATGATGGTGTACCTTTTATAATTGCTTTCGCAGCAGCTGATGATTGAAATGATACGACTGCGTGTGCGTCTTTTAAATCTTCGTGTAAAGGAACTGTGTTGTAATTACCATTTACTTTTTTAACTCTAACTCTTATTTCTCTATCAGTATGTTTCTTTAGTTCATCAATTGTATCTTGTAATACTTCTGTTGGACTCCAACCTAAATTTTTACATAACCACCAAGATGGTGGTATGACTACAATGTGTTTACCATTTTTATTCCATGGTTTTATTTCTAATTCATCATCTTTAGCAAATCTAGCTTTTAAATGTAATAGTCTATTATCATTTGTATCTGTAATCTTATCTATAACATAATTGTTTTTACAAACTCTAAACAAACAATTATTCATATCACCATACTTCTCAAACATACTGTGTCTTTGATGATATAAGTATGCGTGATCTATAAAAAACCAATCTATATTATGTTTCTCTGCAATCTCTACTATTCTTTTTGTGTTTCTCATAAAACCCCAAAACCAATATGACTGAATCCAACCTTTACCTATCCTATGTGGTTTTTCTGATTCTATAATATCCCAATACAATTTAGCCTCTGCTGGCGTAGGTCTTCTTCTACCACTTGGCCAACCAATAAAATTTTGTTCATTAAAATGCATTACACTTTTTTGTTCATCATACTTTATCCAAGCAGCATTTTCTTTTCTTAAATGTCTACCAAGTATCATTCTTTGTAATAGAGCATCATTATGACCTTTACCTGTTTGAAAAGCAACAACAAATTTATTAGACTTATCACCACCTTCATACTCTCTATGTATTTCTATATTTTTTAAACTAATTTTGTACATGCTTTCTCCAATAACAACCTTGTCTAATTTCGTCTAAATTCCAATGAGCATTAGCAAAGTGTGTTATATAATATGTTCTATCTTTTAGTACAGGATTTTCTATATCACTTAATTTACCAGCGCTCCATTTGTGTGAAAAACAAGCTTCATGCGTAGAAAACATAGGTATGCCTTCTAACATAGCCACTGCGCCAGATGTTGATGTATGTACAACACACGCCCAAGCATTTTTTAAATCATCATATATACTTGTCTCACCTAATCTAGTGTGAGTAATATCTGTATGCTCTAACATAATATCATCTAAATTTTTTAAGTCTTGTGTAAGTTGTGGATTACTACCAGCATGTCTATGTGATCTAATTAATATTGGTCTATTAGTATATTGTCTAATATTCCATATTGTTTCTTTTGCCCATTCATAACAAGGTTTACCAAATGTAGAAAATCCACCAATACCCCTATTTAAAAACAAACAAATATGTTCACCATCTTTACGCCATGGTTTTATTTGTAAATTTAAATCTTTCATAATTTGATCGTTTCTACTTGTATCTTCATTTAACATATAATCTGCTTTGTGTGGGTGTACAGATTTGTATGGAAATCTAAAATATCTAACGTCTTTCTCATATGCTTTTAAAACATTACTATCTACAAAAAATATCTTTTCACCTTGTTTATCAACTACTTCTTGTCTAAACTTATGATTAGGTGAATCTACACCCTCTGACTTGTAAGCAAAAACCATAGCATAATCACTTTTTTCATATGTATGTGTATCAATATATTTTACTTTTACACCATCTAGTTCTGCGCCTTCACCAAACGCTCTCATTATGTCTCTTTTACTACCACCTGTGGTTGCTAGATATATGTTTAGACTTATCATTTATAAAATTTTACTGCTAAATGTTTAAACTGTTTTTGATTGTTTGCTGTTATACTACTCATAGGTCCATCTGGCATTCTTTTATCAACATTTTTAAATTTATATTTTTCTACTAAAGTTTTTAACTTTTCATAGTCATAACAATTTTTATGTAAATCCCAATCAGAGGTATCGCTCTCTCTTTGCCAACCATATAAACCTGCTAAACACCATTCTCTACTTGTTTCATCTATCTTATCCCAATTTAACCATTGCCATATGTGTAAGTTCATGTTAGGAATAAGCATTGTAATCTCTGCGCCTGGGTGACATATGTTATACCATGCTTTTAATGTTCTATCTGCTTGATCTCTTGTTAAATGCTCAAAGAAATGACGTGAGTAAATGTTTTGTACAGTGTTTGGCTCTATATGTTTTTCTATATCCCAAGCTTTACATACAATAGTTTGATCGTTGATCTTTCTTACATCAACTTGTCTGTAATCTTTTTTACGAGGGTTTTCCCCACCACCAAACTCTATATTCATTATTCAATATCAACCTTTTTCATATTATTGTATTCTTCAAACCAATCTTCAGCATAATCACAATCTCTATAATGTTTAAAGTATGGGCCACCTTTTGTATAGTGTAAATTTTTTACATCAGGTTTTTTATCGTACTCACCAACTAACCAATTCCATTCTAATGGTATCTCACCAATTAAATTATCATCATCTATCCATTTGAATTGATGTAGCTGTGAACCTGTTGATGTATTTACAAAGTCGCTGGTTAGTGTTGTACACTTTCTACAATTCATCAACATAAAACTAGACCAGTTCTTTCTAGGATATATTGTTTGTTCTTGTCCTAAAAACTTTGTCTTTTCTTTTGGTACATAATCGTGTTTGGCAACTTGAACAGCATATCTATCGTCTCTTAATGCCCATAGTTCTGATATGTCAGCTTTCATCAACATATCACAATCCATAAACAATGCCCAACCTGAATAGTCCATAAGTTTAGGTACAATAAATCTACTGAAAGAAAACTCTGTAGATTCTATCTTACTTCGTTCTCTACTAAATTCATATTTTATATTAGGCTGATAGAGTGGCGTAATTCTAATTGGTCTTGTTGCGTTTCGTAATATACTTTGTGATAGAACATGGTACGCAATCTGTTCGTTTCTATCGTATCCTATAAAAATATTAATCATTTGTTTGT